ATTTCCTTGATATAAATCAAATCTGAAACGGAGAAAAGAAAAAATTAATTTTTTCAAAGAACCGATAAACATCAAAAAGGAACTTCGTGCGACAAAACTGACATTTCGTTCGACGCAGAAATGACTTCGTTCGACGCAGATGTGACTTCGTGCGACGCAAAGGAAAAGTCACATGGTACGGGGGCAAAATGCGTAACTTTGTAGCGACAATAAAAGATAGAATTATGGCAGTACAGTTAGACAAACCTCGCAGACCGATAAACGTAGTGCTAAGGTCGTTTGCTCGGCAGGCAGTGCAGCAGCTGGAGAGTGACTTCAGGACGCAGCACATCTACCCCTACGAGATTTACCCTGGCTATAAGCAAGTGAATGAGCGTCGCAGAATGAAAGCGATGGCAGGATCAGGCGACTGGTACGCTACGGGACAGGGTATCAACTCGTTTCAGTATGAAGTGATGTCGGCTGCTGAAGGCAACGAGACCATCCGCATCGAGTTTCTTGATCACCTGCGTTTCGTGGATATGGGTACAGCGGGTGGTAAGAAGATTGAGACCATCCAGCGCCAACGTAAGGCGAAGCATAACAAACGCTACGTGGCCATCTGGGACTCTCGCGGTGGCGACCAGCACCGTCCATCAATTATGCGTGAGGCTCGGCACATCGAGGCACGTATGACCAACTATCTCCAGGACTTCTATGGCCGTGAGGTGCAGGCTGTGGTCTATAAGACTTTCTCCGGCATGAAGGCCATCGACCTAAACGTATAAGCGTATGCCAACAAAACAGCCATCTACATCGTATCAGCACATCAGGAACTACACCGAGAAATTCCAGTGGCGTGATAAAACTACGGGCCTGCTGACGACGGGCTACAATCCTCCGCTGGGAGCGAAGGAGTTGCAGCGAGTGCCATTCCACATTGTGTATGTCACCAAGAGCGGACGTTTGGAGCGGGGCAACTGTGTGTGTCTGAAGGTTGACCGTCGCAAGGGCATGCGCATGGTGCAATTCGTAGAGTCGCGCCAATTCCGATGGATTTATGATATCCTCGTAATCGAAATCGACGGCATGCGCTTCTTTGCACACTAAAAAAGCTGCTCGTTAAAGCAGCTTGTTTTTGCGATTGATCTCCATCCAGGGAACCTTCGGGAAATACTTACTGATATTGTCTTTGGTAATGGGTATCTCTATCCATTCGTCGGTACCCATATACATCACCTGAATCTGGAAGGGGAAGGCCGTGTAGTTGTTACCGGTAACAACTCCACTGAGCCAAGGCGAAAAGGACTTACCCTTCTCGAATGGGCCAGTACACTCCATGCGCTTCGGTTTAACAAACTCCTGGTCATCAGACTTGATGCCAGTATGCAATCCTGAGACTACATCGCCAACAGCATTCACGATGTAGAAATCCACCAACACATACTTCAAATCGCAGTCGGCTGTGACCTTAAACTTGGTGTTAAGCATCTTACGACCAGGGAAGGCTCCAAATGGATTGTCCGTAGTCAGCTTGAACTTCGAGAACTCTACCTGAGCCGAGGCAGAGGCGACAGCAATAGCCATCAGGAGAAAAGAAATAATTAGTTTTTTCATAAACGTATGAATTAATGAGTTAATGAATTAATCATCGGGTAGTTGTGTGACTTTGAGTTTTGCGCCACAGTCGGGACAATGGAAGATAATGTTTCCATCATCGGAAATCACGGGGGCCTTTGAACCATCATTGAGACTGTTACCATGGTTCGTACTGCTTTGCTTCATCAATTCGAGATCGAAGAAGTCAGTGAAGGGGATGCCAGTAGCGACAGAGAGCTGATAGACACGATAGACGTTGGGCGTATAGTTGACCATATCGTGAATAGAGGTAACAGAGCACTCCAGCAGCTCTGCCAGGCGCTCGTAACTGAAACCATAGGAACGGAGCACGCGCTTTGCAATGTACCAGGCGGGTGTAAACTCCTTATCCTTTGTTGATAACTTTGTCTTTGCCATAATCGGGAACAAATAAATATTTGAATTTCGGGGGCAAAGATAAGAATAATTTGCGATATTTACAAGAAAAAGCGAAAGAATTTTAGTAAAAGGCGAAAAATTTAACGAAAAAGGGGATAAAAACCCCGCTCAGGAACGTTGGGGTTCGAGAGCGGGGTTGGTGTCAATCCGCATATAGTTGTGAACAACAACTATGGATTTCCAGCATCGGTACCGGTATTGGGGTCGGTACCAGAGTCAGAGGGCTGTTGTGGGGTGGCAGGCTCGGCGGTGGGTACGGTGTATTGGTCGGTGTTGATGCAGTTGAGATTGCGGGGCTGGTTCTGCTCAATGGCGAGTGCCAGGACATTCCAACCGCTGTATTTCGTGGCGAGACTGAGCCAGTTGGCCTTATCCAACTGGAGGCCAGCGAGGGCCTGCATGGTGGCAGCATCGTAGGTCTGACCCGTGATGGGACATTTGCCGGTATGCTTCAGTCGAGCGAGATAGGCGAGAAGATCCTGCACGAACTCATCCATCGCCATCTGCACATTCATAAACTGTTCGTCATCCTGACGGGCGCTCTTGGCGAGGGAGGTCTGCTTGGAACGCATCAGGAAGTAGATGGTGTGCTCGTAATTGACCACGAGATTGTTGGTGCCCTCTGCATCAATCAGGATGCTGTAAGCCACGCAGGGCGACTTAGCGGTATTCTGGTTGCGCACAAACTCATTGTCCTCATTGATAGCACGAATAAGGTAGAAGGCTTTCTCCTTCTTACCGTCCTTTGACTTGCGATTGTGACCAATGGCATCGTAGAGCTCGGCCCATCGTTCAAGAATTACACTCAGGTTTGCTTTCATATCTGATGCGGTTTGGGTTGCTGTGGCACAGCAACATGCTTAACACTATTCCATATCCATAGGTGGCTCCATAGGAGGCATTGGGGCCTTCGGCTTGCGGGGACGGCGAGGCTTCTTTTCGGCCTCCTTGCCCTTCAGGATCTCTTCAAGTTCGCCTGGTCGCATATCGATGTGGCGCTCTACCTTGGAACATACGATTTTCTGTACGACACGCGCCCATGTGGATGAGTTGCACGATGACTCGTTTTCGAGAATCGAGACGAAGGTACAGAGCACGAAGATAGCTGCTATGTACTGACCAAGGTGTAACCCTCCGAAATGGCCTAAGAGGTGGTTATCGACACCTTGTGCCAACAGAATACAGAGCCAGACAACCGCCAGGTCGGAAATCATCTTGAACATGTGGGCACTTTTCAGTTTACCATCAGCGCCACCTTCGGGCACCGTGCGACGGATGCGACGGTTTAAGCGCCATGCCGTGAGGCAATCGACGATGACGGCAAACACACACATAAGGGCGTAGGGAAGCGTCGGTTCCATCCACGCCCAGACGATCCCCAATCCCATGGCAATCCAGCGAGGGATGGAACTGAAGAAGTTCTGGAAGAATGTAAAGATACTGTTCATTGTTTCATTATTTCATTAAATCATTAATTCATTGAGGTCGCTGTGGCACAGCGACATACTAAACCGCTAACGAGGACAGTGGCGAGCCGTTGATGTCGAGACGGACGGAAAACTCGATTTCGATGAGCGAGGCATTGGTGCGGTCGGGGCCTTTGACCGTATCTTCGGGTACGATGTGGCAGGGGATCCAGTGACCGGCAATCATTATCCAGGCGAACTTCGCCATCAGGAACTCGTGCATGAACCACGCAGCCCACGCTTCGTCGAGCGGGCCGGAGGTAAGTTTCCACGTCTCATAGTCATTCTTCTTAGTGACCAAGCCACGCGAGAACTGACCGAAGGTTTCCTGAATGGAGCGGATGTATTGCTCCTGGGTAACGTTCATTTCAGTCTCACGCATGGAGCGCACACTGACGGATTCGAGACAGCCCAAGCCGTTGACAAAGCGGAACTGATAGCGGTCGGGCTGTCCGGCAGCCACGGCATAGACCTGACGACCATTGACGGTCTGGAGTCCGGCGGTGGTTATATTGACTACTTGTGAGGTTGGCCCGACAGTGACGTTGCCGCTGCTGACGGGTGAAGCGAATGACAGCGGGCAAACCATAGATTCACCCACCATCACCACTTCGGGTTGTGTAGAAGGCTTGCGAGAAAAGTGCTGGGCGAGTTTACTGCCAGAGCTGAGAAGTCGCTCCAGGTCTGTATAAGCGCCCATAATGCAATACTGCGTTGTAGAGAGCGTGACCACGCCCACATTGTCGTGTACCTCACCATTCTGCATGTATTCGTCGCAGGCAGAGAGGGTGTAACCGATGCGGGGGTATGAGGCAGGAGGCGTGACGGTGTACTCATACTTATCGGCCACGGCACGGAGGGCGCTGCTGATGTCGAAGTACAGGATTTCGCCACTCTCAGCAGGTGAAGCAAGCGTGAGCGCCTGACTTGCAAGGTCAACACCTTCGAGGAAGCACGTCACCGTGAGTTTTACACGGTGGAAAGCACACGCCCCACTGATGACAGCGGCCTGCACCTTATAGGTGATGGGTGAGCCTACGAGCGGCGATGCGCCTTGTATGAGTAAACCTTGTGCCATGTCGGTATTGCGTTATATCGTTATTACGACTTTTGTTCATTCGGATTATCGGTGGTGACACCGGTCTTAGAGCGGTCGAGGGTGGTCATCGCCTCGCGCTGCACCTGCCAAACGAGGTGACGATCCCACTGGTTAAAGCGGGAGAGCACTTCGAGAGGTTTGAGCATGATATTCAACTGCGGCGATTTGAGTATCTGGCGCAGCAGGAAACGTTCGCGGATGTCGGTACCACCATTGGAGCCTACCAGTGAGAGGGGCGACGAACCAAGCAGACGGGCATCGAGGCCGAGAGCCATGAATACCACGCTGGAGAGCTCGGCAGTCTCTTTCTCGTTGGCTGCTACGGCATCCTTCGAGTTGGCTTCTATCTCCACAATCTCAAAGCTCTTATGCTCCTTCTGATCGTTGCCCGTGAAGGTGAAGGCCAACAGCGACTGTCCGGCATTGTTGCGATTGGCGAGCCACTGGTTGATCTGCGTATAGAGTTTGTCGCGGATTTCAGCCTGTTTCTTGGCATCAGACTGTGCCTTAGCCTGGATAAACAACTGTTGCATGTAATCGTTATTCAGGTAGATCACGCGCCCGATGACATTGCTGTTACGCTTGCGCGAGAGGCGGTCGGAGAATATCGTAGTGATATACTCGTAGATGTCGCCACCAAAGATGGAGTACCAGGCTGGAGTCGGGTAATAGGGACGGCCAGCGGTGGGATAGACAGTAGGTAGTACGAAGCGGGTGGGGCGTTTGTTGACGCTGACATCCTTCAGACGGGCCTCGCGTACCTTATCCTCCAGGTCGGCCAATGGTGACGGCATGTAGAGCGACGGCACGGCATTGACGGGAGCATTATTCTCAGCACCCTGTTCGATGAAGTACTTATCGAGCCAGCGGTTTGAGCAATACACGAAGTTGATCCTACCATAGTCATCCATGCGCTCCATGCGGGTAGTGTGACAGGAGCGGTGGGCGATACCCGTCACCTTGGGTTGCCAAACCTTTGTAGATACCTCCTTGCCGTCTTTGTCGAGCTCATGCTGATTCAGCAGCAACTCAGGGAAGGAAATGCCAAAGAGTTCCTGGTCGAGGACTAAAGAGAGCCACGTCTGGGCGAGGTTGTTACGGTCTAAGAACTCCTGTACCTGCGGGTCGGTCTTAGTCCATTCTTCGAGAGCCGTTTTCAGTTCGGCAATCTGCTCATTGATGGACGTTTTGAGCGCGTCGAAGGTATCAGAGGCGGGGGTGGTCGTAGCACGACCACTTACTGCACCGGCAATGGGCGAACCATTGCCCACTGTGCCTTCGCCTTCATCGTTAGGAGCGCTCTGCTTCTGCTCCAGATTCAAAAGCTGGGTCTGAAGGTCGATAATTCGACCACGAAGCCACTGGCCTGCGTCTTTGTAGCGGATGAACTTCTGGGTGATGTTACCACCGACGTATTGGGTAGTGTCGTACATCGGCTGTGGCCCAAGACCGGCGCAGAGGTCGGCATTGAATTTGATACCGGCAGCCGTATAGGGCAACATGTGGGTAAGGAGTGCCACGAGGTTAGGCAGGTTGTTGCCAAAACCCCACTCAATCCATCCCAGGCCCTCAGTGCCTTTACCGTCAGCACCTTGCATCGACTCGTTGCCGCTGCTGAAATAGAGCGTCGGTATCTGCTTGCGCTGCATCTTACCGTTCTGCTGGGTACCAGCACGCAGTTGTGCGCCGATGAAGTCGGCCCATGTAATGTCGCCAGGGCCATCCATATTATAATACGAACGATCGCCAGGCATCAGGACAGAATAGCCTTTGGCGTGCAGGTCGGCAGCCTTACGGATGAAGTCGCCTGCCTTTACGCGGGTGATGACTTTGGGTGTTTGATTCTTCTTTGCCATAATAACAGCTTTTATTTTTGGCAAAGTTAGTCAAAAGGGATTTTGAGGTCGTGACAAAGTGGTTTGGAAGGTTGCTATGGCATAGCAACATACTTAACCCTTTTTGCGGGACTTCAATTTGGCGTTGAGCTTTTCAGTCTCTTCATTGCGGCGGGTGATATCTTCGGGTTGTTGAAGGATGGTGGGGTAGGGCTCGCGGTCGATGTCGGAAGCCGTCGCATGGAGATACTTTTCGAGGGTGGCCGTCGTGCGGGTGTAAAGTTCGAGGGGGTTGACACGCTTTTTCTTCTTATCCTTGGCCACAGGCTGCATCTTAAACACCTTCGGATAGGTCTTGGCGAGATAGTGCATCATGCCCTGCCACCAAAGCGTGACTATCTGCCAGTCGCGGTCGGGGAAGTTGCGGAAGTACTGCGCATTGTCGCTATGCTGGTTGGACTGGTAGCGGAAATCGCGCTTGGTCTTACCGGTGGTCTCATCGACGAAGGCAATCTTACGGCAGAAAATGGTAGCGAGAAACATCGCCTTGGCGAGATCCACGGCCTTGTATGCCTTCAGGAGGTCGCGAGGGAGTACCTTTTTGCCCAGCTGTTGCATCTGCAAGAGGTGATTGGACTGGTTAGAATACATTTCCATGTAGTCCTGGGCAAAACGAAAACGTTTCCAGGTGAAGCCGTCCATCAATGGTGACGGGCCTTCGAAGGTAACAGAGCGAAGGCGATACCTACGACGGCGGGAAATGCGCTCAAATGGGAACAGCAGGAGGTTATCTTTCGACTCCGGAGAGAGCCAGTCGAGCATGCCAGGAATGGTTGCACCATTGACAGGATTCTTTCGCGGCGAGAGCCAGGAATGGATCTGCCAGAGGTAGAGAGCAAAAGGCTCAGACTTAATTGAAAATTGATAATTGAAAATCGAAAATTTATGGGTACGAATGCGGACGGTGTAGTACTGATCTTCGACGGCAGCAACGGGATTGAGACCTTGCACGATTTCGAGGTTGGTGAGGGCAAAGAACACGCCCACCTTCACCTCCAGCATGTCGAAGGGGTGATACTTATCGGAGCGCATGGCACAGTCCAGTAAGACTTCGGCAATGGCACGGAGTTGGGGGAGCGTGCAGCGGTTCCAACTGGTAGGGAGGGAGAGATTGATATTCATAGACTGAGGATTTTAGGGTGCTGTGGCATAGCAACAGACACTACAAGACATAGAACTCTACTTCGAGGTTGTTGAGACCATCTTTGGCAGAGACGTTATAGGATAGTTTATTGATGAAACCCACGAGGCCGTTGATGCGGAAACGGCGCGTCCAATGGTTTGGTACGTCGGCCACCTGAGCGGCAGAGCACTCAATGCGGATGCGGTACTTACGACGCTTCAGAACGAAGTTCATCAGTTCGGACATGAAGGTATCGCAGAGGCCACGCGACTTGATTTTCTTCTCTATCTTTCCAGTAGTAGGATTGACCACATCCGGATTGATGAGCGGTGCATTGGCCCACTCAGGCTGTTTCCACGAACGAATCTTCAGACTGAAACGTTCGCCATCGCCAACACCTTCGTGTGTACCGTTATAGTCGAACTCATTACCCCACATATCGAGCGAGTCGGAAGCGAGGGCATAGAGACCGGCGACGGTACGCCACTTGGAATTGCAACCGAAACCGTCGTAGTTGAAATCGTAGGTCTGAAGGGTAGCATTGGTACCACCACCACGCATGAGGGCGATAGCCAGTCCCCAATCCATTTCTTGCAGCGGAGAGTTACCATCCTCGGTATCGCTGGGATCGTAGTTCTCTATCAGTTTCAGTACTTCGTCGGCATAGCACTCCACGAACTCAGAGCCGATGGACTGGCGTATCTTCTGTTCGATAAACTCATGTTCCATATCTTCATCGATGAAGGCCGCGAGGATGGGCTGCTGCTTCTGCTGCTGATTGAGCGTCACAGTATTACCACTGGAATCAGTATGCGTACCACTGGCCTGCTCGATCTCCACCTGATAGTTGACATCGTTGAAAGTGACAGGCTGGAAGTCGCTGACGTATTCCTCTACAAAGTCATCGTTAAGCTCAGAGCAATCACCCATTTCCACACCCTTATACTGACCCACCTCGAAGAGTGCCGGTTTCCAATCGCTGCTGCTGGTAGCATCGCCATTCACCTTGATACGATAGGAATTGCCAGTGGTGAGGTCGATGTAGCACGTCTTATCACGGTCGCCACCATACGCTTTCGGCGCACGGAAAATCTGCTCGTAGGTCTTAGAGGTGTCTGTTGACTTCTGAGGATAGTCGATATAGTCATAGTCCGTATCGTAATCCTTTACACCATTCTTTACGTTGGCACGCTGTTCCTTGGCATCAGATTCAGCCGAGTACTTCATACGGACACCCGTAATCTTCTCTGCCACCTTGTGCATGCTGATAACCTTACCTGGGAAGTCAATGGGTGCCTCGTTGGAACGGAATACATCACGAACGAAGTAAGCCGTGACATGGCGCTTCTCATAGTCGTAGTGGAAACGGATGCCGAAAGAAGCCCAGAGCGAGTCGAGCACCGTCTGTACCGATTCATCAGGGAAATTGTCGCTATTGGCATACATCAGCATGATATCGGCCTTCATGGTCTCACCTGTCTTGGTTCCTTCTACGGTGATAGAAGTGACACCATCCTGACCGACAGAAGCATGACCGTCATACGTCTGGTGCCTCCAAGGGTCGTAATAATGGTAATCGCAATCGTCGAGCTGCTTACCCTTCACGTCAGATATCTCAAACTGACCACCACAACCACGAGAGTCGAGCCATTCATTGATCTGCTGCTTGTTGGTGAAGAAGCTATCGATGTCGGGGTATTTCTTCTCTTCATCATACTTACAATGGGTGGTGAAGAAACACAGGTGGCGCATGTCCTCAATCTTCAACAGTTCGGAGTTATCCCACGAAACATCGAGGTAGTCAAAGAGACAGTCGAGGAAATAGAGGACATAAAAGCAAATGCCCGATTGCTGACGGTCGGCCTCCAGTACCCAATAGGGCCAGTGGTCGTTAGGGCCTAACTTCTGTGCCTTGGGCGATACGGTGGTAGTGGTTTTACCATCATCATCGATACCATGGTGCGTATAGGCTACACGGGCATTACAATACTTCGCGTTAGGATATGGTTCTGACACATTGATATACGACTGAGCCACACGCGGCTTCTTAACCACGTTACCGTTACCATACGACACCTCTTCCTTCAGGGCAGCCTTCTCTTTGCTATTGGTAGTCTCACAGCGTCCTGGGAACGAGAAACCGAGTGCCTGTGGCGTAAATTCAGCCTCGCTGGTGCGGTTGGAGGTGATGGAATGGTTTTCGTCGGGCTTTTTGCCGTCGTAGGTGATTTTGATGTTGAAGTCATAATTGACCGAACACTTCACATTGCCAATCTTCTCGCCGATGAGTATCTTATCCTTTACGGGGATGTCGCGGCAGTTAAGCTGACCGATGAGATCCTGCATGGAGTGCTCAGAGGCAGATATATTCATCGTAAGAGCGTTGTCAATCTCTTCATCCTCGGAGGTCACGAGCGTACCAGAGCGGAAGGGTTGGTTATCCACAACGATACGCATCTTCGTATGCTCCAGATTTACGGGACGGTCGATATTCGTCGGATCGTCGATATTACCCAACAGGAAGCGATTGCCCTCCATCGGCATTCGACAGGGGTAAGAAAACATTTCGTTGTCGTTAAACAACGGATTCTGGTCGTCGATATCTATCGAGAAATCGTCGGGGAGGTTCAGCGGGCGCTGCTTTCCATCCTTCAGAGCGGTAATGGCAATGTGGCTGTTCATATTTACTGCTGTTTATAGTACAACTTAGCATTGGCTTGCACGGTGATGCGACGGTTGGTGAAGGAATAGACCATTGCATCGCCGGAAGCGACAATCTCCATGTGGCCATGGTCATCGAGACGGCCACCATTGACATAGAGGGTAGCGGCATCGTAACAGGTGATGTTGCCCTTACCAGAGACAAAGGCAAAGTCGCGGGCGGTGAGTTTACCCTGTTCGATGACGGCACGGGCATGGCCTTTGACAATAACATCAGCACGGTCGGATGCGACATGTACGGAACAGTTATCATCGACGGTCACGGGCATATCGCCGAGGACATAGATACGATGACGGCCCGTGATGACCACCGGATTGATGGCCACGCCTTCTGGCTTATCGCCCACGAGTACCATACCACCAGAATTGGTGATAGGCGACTCGTTATAATAGACACCGGCACGGATAATATCGGAGCGATAGACGGGATATAGTTTCGAGAAGGCCGTGATGACCTGCTCAGGCACCTCATGGAGCACACCAGCCCAGAAGCGTTGCCAGGCTGCCACCAGTTCGGGGACAGACTTGGCTTCACGGAACATGTTCTGCGACTCCTGGCAGTTACCGCTCTGCGCGAGAATATCTATACACAATTCTTGAAATCGAATGAAATATTGCTTATCCATATATATCGAATTAAAAATTAGAATGACACTATATTAGGGATTTCGAGACCGTCGTAGGTGGCGGTGACGATGAAATTCACCTTGGCGCACATAGGCCAGGTAGGGGGCATGTCGGCATTACGGATGCGGATGGTTCGCGTCATAGGTTGCTCAGGCCAGTGGGCATTGCGCCATCCCTGGTCACTCTGTTTGTCGGCAGCCGTGCGGGTGTCGGTATCTTCGCCATAGTTGCCGGTATAACGCTCCCACGCCCAATCGGAGTCGGTGAGTTGCGAAGTGATGTCGAAGTTGCCACAGAACAGACGCGGATCGAGATAGAGGTCAACCTGTCCTGGTATCTGTGCGGAGGTGGTGATGAGTTGGGCATTGGCATCGTAAAAACGGATGGTAAGATCAGCCACGCCATAGAGCATCTTCCAAACAGATGAGCCAGGATAAGGTTCATCGTTAGTACTGGAATTGGCATTGAGATACCACTTGCAACCGCCATAAGTAATCGTAGGATAGGAGCGAGAGGTGCGGGTGTACGTGACCGTCGGATCCCATTCGCCCATGAATACCTCATGGATGACTGCACGGGTCAACAGGAACGAGGCAGAGGTGGTATATACCTGGTCGCCATCCTCGGTATGGATGGTGCGCGAGGCAGCCACCACGAATACGGCACCCAGCTCAGGCACATCGGAGTAACGGAAGTAGAGCGCCGACGGAATACCATCGGGATATTGCTGGGCAATGGCAGCGTCCCATGCGGCATCAGCAGCAGAGTTACCAGACTGACGGGTGATGGTCATCTGATAGCCAGACTGAATGACCTGCCCACTGACATCCTTCAGCACGAAGTCGGCACGGATCTGTTCGTTGGAGGCAATGGTACCATCAGGATTAGACAGTACAATCTCCACCTTATCAGAGAAACGGGTGAGCTGTTCGATGACACCATAGATATAAGCATCCTTTGTAACAAACGACTCACCATTGAACTCCTTGCGGTGAATGGTCTGACCTTCATCATCGGTCACAAGCATGGTGAAGCCGGTGAGGTCGCCCCAGCCTCCCATAAAGCAATGATCCTCCCATTCCCAAGTGTTGACACCTTGGAAACGGGCCATGTAAGTAGTGGTATAGACGAAGAATGCCTGACGCTCCGGATGATTGTTGTCAAACGAACCAGAAACACTGAGCACGCTCCACTGTTCGGGTGCGGGCGACCATACTTCAGGTTCGCCTTCCTCGGTGTCGAACTTACGCATCACAACGGTTACGAGACCATTCTGATAGATCTTATCACCATCCATAGGAGAGTAGCGGGCATCCTTAGCGATGTAATAGGTTGTATCATCAATGACGCGCTCCACCACGTCGCCTACGGCCTGCACACGGCAATAGATAGACATGAAGCCCGCACGCTGGATATTACCGTGATGGTCGTCGCTGTTGGCAGTTGCATTCTTAGAACCGTCCATATTCGACCAGAAGCCACGCAGGATATCACCAATGATAAACTCACCAGGTTCGCCATCGTTCAGATCGAGCACGAACTGGCAGGTGTGGTTGGCCTGATTGACATCGATAATCTCCTTCACACGGCCCTTACCGGCAGAGTCCCATCGAGAACCAGAGAGCACTTCAATTTGGTTGTATTTGATGGTAGGAACTGACAGCGACTGCGACAGTTCGAGCGAACGGGCGATAATGGTACCATCCGGCAGGATGCGGGCTCCATCACGCGAACCGATGCCCACCTGGATATCTTTCTCGAAGTTGCCGACGGTAACGGCCTTCAAAATGGTAATGGCACCCTGAGCAGTATCATCATGGGTACGCGACAGGTAGCGCGTACCAGCCCATTTTGGAGTAACAACGGCTTCCTCTGAATCATCATCAGTATCATCGCCTGCAACGAACTTCAGCGTCTTACCACCAAGTACGAGAGTAGTGATAGAAGCCCACGATGCGGTCAGCTTCTCAAAAACAGCCTCGGAGATTGTTTTGAGAAACTTCACCATATTGGTGGTGGCGTTGTACTCCCACCAAGTGCCTTCACCTCCGGATGCAATGGCTTCGTCGGAAGCCAACGAACCATTGTTAAACTGCTGTTCCCAGGTGCGGTCTTTGAGTACACCACCATCAGAGGATGCAGAGATAATACCCTGCGTATAGATGTAATAGAAATCTGCTGGGCCTACCTGTGTGCCTTCTTCGTTCTGTCCGTAAAGGTCAATTTCCTGTGGCGAGAATACCACCTGAGCCTGAGCATCGGCAGCCGTGCTCTTTGGGATGGCGATATAGACCCAGCGTTTGTTGTTATCATGGAACACCGTCGGCGAGGCAATGAGCGGCCAACGGCGATAGTTGTGGGCATTATCATACTCCAAGCCAGTGATACCCTTCATGTAGCACATGACCATGGAACCGCTGGCGCAGTTGGCATGGATGTAGTTACGATCACCGGCAGCGTTGAGCTGGATGAAAAGGGCGCTGGGCGACACCCAATAGTTAGTGGGCTGGGCTTGGGTCATTTTTCAAATTGATAATTGAAAATTGAAAATTGAAAATTAAGACAATGCAGGGGTGACGAACATCACAGAGCCTTCGGCGTTGTTTTGGAACTCAGGTTTGTAGTCATCACCTGCTGACGCTTCGGGAGTAGCGGGGGCCACGTAGAGAGGAGAATCTTTGAAGGCTTTCAGAGCCTTTTCGTCGAGGTCGGGCTGATGCGTCTGAAGATACTCTGAGAGGTCGGTCACACAGCGCACAGCCTCATTGTGTGCAACCGTGCGGCGGGCATCATCGACCTTGATAACCTTGGTACGCTCTTCGAGGTGACGGGCCACACATTTGCGCAATTTATGAATTAATCGATTCATCAATTTATCATCGGTGCCCTTGGTGGCCACCTCTATGAGATAGTCGATGAAGTCCTCACCAAAGATGGGGCCTAAGACATCCTCCTGAATAATACGAAGGTCAGGGAGCATCTGAATGAACTTCTCGCGGGAATCGTAGATATCGAGATATTCCTGAAGCACGGTGGCAGAGGGGATGGCGAGACCGGCTGCGAGGTAGAAGAAACGGCTCTCCTTCCACTTCTCGGCTATCTCTTTCTTCTCGGCAGCTGCGACGGCTTCTGGTGAGTCGGCATCATCAGGCAACGGATCGGGTGACGGGTCGGGCATGGCAGCAACATCCTTCGTCCACTGTTCCAGGAGCACCAACAAACGATTAACGGCAGCATGGGCCTCCGTGATGCAAGTGGTTTTATAGTCGCGCACGGCTTCGCGGTCGGCCTTACCATAGTCATCAGCAGTAGCCATATTCACGCCAGATCCATTAACGCTGACAGCCTGGATATTTACGCTTCGGCCCAAAGCATCAAAAGTGACGACACGCTGGGCAACTGTCAGCAGACGGGCGTAGGGTGGAAGTGTAGCGCCGTCGGTCACTTGCTTAATGAACTCAGAGATACCATCATCGCCACTGCGAAGCGTCTGGTAATACTCCACGAGGGAGTCGTAGAGTGGCTGACCCAACTTCTCTAAGAGGAAGTCCTGTTCGCTACTATCGAGGAAACCCATAATGGACTCGATGTGATCAATCGCGTTGGCCGGAGAATAGAGACGGAGCTCTTCGGTAGTAGATATTACCATGATATAAAACGTTTTATTTGCCCCAAAACTAAAAAGTCACGGCCAT